ACCACCTTTCATTAGCCAATATAACTATATTTAAGAAGCGTTTCAAGTAAATCGGTTTCTTGATGATATACATTATCTTCATAAGTTTTAATGTACCACAACACATATGCTAATGCAGAAAAGCGGTCTTTATTATATTTTTTAATCAATTTTTCAACAGTTACTTTTCCGCTTGGTAAGTGTTTTAATTGAAGATTAGCTATTTCTTCAATTAAAAAATCAGTATGTATAAATGGCAATATGTTTGTTACATAATTTTCTTTATCATTAATGTCATAATCTGTATCTTGTTTTTTCTCTAATAATCTTAGTTTTCCACTTTCAACCATATCCATAAAAGCAACTATTATTTCGCTGTTTGCTGATTGAGGTTTTAAATCAAACAAACATTTTTCTGCTCCAGAAACTTCTGGTTGTGCATCTGTATTAATTGTATCCCAACATCCTAAACTTTCTCCTGTTTGTGGGTCAAAAGATTCTCTCATTAATTCATCAACAAGACCTGCACCTAATCCATTACTATCAACAATTACAACCTTAGCATTAAAAATATTTTTTATTTTTTTAACTTCAATAGCTTGTGCATTAAAACTTAATGCATTTGAAATAGTAAATATATTAGGTATCATTATATTTGTAATTTTTCCGTTCTTGTTTCTTTTTACTTTAGCAACAACAACGGAACTTTGATTATTGCTGCTGTCTATTGACCTTGCTACGTCTACACCTAAATAATATTCGCTACTTCCATCATATTTATTTTCTGGTTTTGTTAATGTACGCAAACTCAATAATTTATTAATATCAACTAATTGATTTTCGCTTGCACCAACCCATCTACTGCCATAGTTTAATGCAAATGCAATAGGACTCATTGTAGTTTTTTTAGTTAAAATTTGAGAACGTGTTTCTCCACGCCCATAATGACATGCTAATTGCCAATCTGCACCTAAAACAATAACTCCTTCTAAATTAGCCATAGCATCTATCATTTTTACATTACGCTCAAACTCAGATGAACCTCTATACCACGATGTAGTATAAAAACAAATCTGTCCATTCATTTCTTCTGGATTAACCAGTCCTTCCTTACCAATCGTTCTTCGTGGTATATTAACAATTGGTTGTAATGCGTCTTGAAATAGTTCATCATTTATTTGAGCAGCTTCTTCAACTGACATCCTATGCCTTCTTGCACCTTTTGAACTGTGTGAGTTAGCCATTATATCTATACGACCACCAGAAGTAAACAAGACTTCTGCCGAATCTTTAGAAAAACTTGCTTTTGCTATTTCATTAGTAAGTAACGGATAATATTTTATTATTTCAGCATGTTTTTCTTTTAATAATTTTGCTGCATTTTCACGTGTTTGAGCAGTCATTGTTAGAAAAACATCAGGAAAGAAAATTGCAGTATGATACATTGCCAATACTTCCAAAAAAGTTTTGGAATATCCACGGGGAAACACACTGTATACGCTAACAAACCTTGCAACAGCACGTAAAAACACACGCTGGTCTAAATCTAACCTTATACCACCAGTTTCGGGCGTGATTAAATCAAAAAACAAATCAGGGTAGAATCTCGCCCAAGAAATAAAATCTACCCATTTAGGTAGATTTTTTATAAAACTATCTTCTTCCATTTTTCCTCTGGCAGACACAGTTGGATTAAATTCTGGATTAAAAATATTAGTACGTGTTTCTTTGTAATCATATTTCATATTATCAGATTGAAAATGTTTATAACTCGCCATTTTCATCTTCCTCTTCTTTTTCAAATATGTCTGCCGATTCTCGCTCTATATATTCTCTCTTTCTCTTTTCGTAAAATGCATAAATATCTTCATACGATGCTAAAGGTAATCCTTTTAAATCTCGAATATAATTTACATAGCACCATAAATTAAAATCTACGCTATCTTTTGGTTTTTTTTTAAAATGTGGCAAAACTGGTATTATATCAACAACTTGTTCAACTGCTCTGGTTAATTGTCCAAAAGTGGAAAGTCCATTCTGTAAATCAGCAGCAGATAATTGTGAAGGATTTATTTTTGCATTAGTAGCAGCTTTAGTAGCCAATTCCGCCCATTTTGCTGCTTCTCCTATGTCGCCTCGTGCTGTGGCAAATTCTTCTTTTACTTTAAACCTTACATAAGTTTTAAGTGCTTCTATGTGCATATTGGTTTTTTCAAGGTAATTGTTCTTTAAAAAGTTATATTTTCTATACATCGCACGATATTCATCTTCGGTGTATCCTTCACCAAAAAATTCAATAATATCATCGTTTATATCAATATTTTTATTATTTTTTTCTTGTAAAGCACTATTGTCAGTATGTTGAGGATCATCTGGTTCAAAAATCGAATCTTTCCATCCCAAATACCTGTATTGCGGCATTGCTATATTTTTCATGTACATACCAATGGGGTCTTTACCGCTTTCCATTGATGTTTTAAATAATTCATAAATAAACGGTCTGTCAATTAATTTAAGCATTTTCTTTACATTCTCTAAATTTATATTACCATTTTCATCTAAGCACATATTTTTTAAGCATTTTTTACAATACGGTAGTCTACCAACTTGATGTATTGGATTAAAACTTTGGAAAAAATCATTAAGTTTTTTTAACTTACCGCACATTGCACAGGTTAAGTTACATACATCTATTTTTTTATTCGATGTATTTATTTTTTTACGAGACAATTCCACACCTTCTTTCAAATATCACCTTCTTCACAATCGTCTAAAGTCCCGTTCTCATATAAACTATCTATTTCATTTTCTAACTGTACTGTATATTTTAAAAAATAATTACCTAATTCATTAGCCAATACACGCTGTCCTTCCAAATATGCTTCTTGTACTCTAAAATCAATTTCGTTTTTTAATATATCTAATGCTTCACTATCGGAAGCAATTTTTATTTCCCTAACCAAATCAAGCAAATATTGACAATCATCACAATTACATATTTCATCAGGATGTTCATCTTGTTTAAATTTTGTATTTTCATATAATTCATCTGTCAATTTAAAGAAAACATCCTGCGTAACTTCTTTTTCGTCTATAAAATATTTTTTTATTATTCGTCCATTTTCCTTATATGTTTCTTCACGAAATTTCATAATTATCAAAACCTTTCTACAAACAAATTAGTTTTGATTCATCATATATAAGATTACCTTGTTCATCCTGCACTAAATATACAAATCCATTATCTTGTGGTCTTATCATAGTGCCATCCGAAGCATAAGATTGTTCTTCACATAAACATCCGCTTTCATACATATATACCTTTCCGTATTTAGCAAACCCCAAATGATGAGTATGACTTAAACAAAGTGTATCAAAACTCATACCTAATTGAAGAAAATATAAATATGCTTTTTCTGCTGTTGATAGTATACCGTTCCGATATGCTTTAGGATGTGCAAATATGGTATTGCCTATTTTGCACCACCAATTTTTGGTATATTCGATGTCTACTTTACCATCAAACACTTTAGCAAGAGGTTCATAAAAAGTTTTACTTTTTGTTTGATGGTCATGTTTCCAGAAACCTAAATCTATAATAAAATCAAGATTAGTTTCTGGCATAAGAGTAAGTAAATCTTCGTGTACTTTTTCACTGAAATAATTAATTAAACGATAGTTATGATTGCCTGCTATTAATTTAACTTGTTTTGGTTTAATGTACTCTACAATATCTATAAGCATTTGTCTAGTGCCGATCATTTCATCGACAAAAGGCACTCTGTATTTCTTCTTAAATCTGCTAATAGACTGACAATCTTGTTCATCTCCACCAAACACAAGTACATCAACCTTACCAACATAATCTTTAAAAACTTCTTTTGGTAAATTAAATGGGTAATGATTATCAGAAATATGTAATATTCTTGTTTTATTTTTATATCCTATTTCTCCATTTTGTCTGCGTATTTGCTTAAACCAACTACGCAAATTTTCTCCTGAAGAAAATCCATATTGTTGTGCAAGTTGCTCCCAAGTTAAATCAATTTCTTTATTATGCTTCTTATAGCAAACGTCCAATAATTCTTTGTTCAAATATTCAACCTCCCCTAACTCTTTTTTATACAAAATAAAAGAGTAGGGGAGAGAAATACCCCTACTCAATTAAACTAATTACTTATATTATTTCTTCATCGTTTTCGTTTTTGTCTTTCTCAATGTACACATATAGCAACCCATTTTCGATTTTTTTAGTAGGCTTCTTAAACTGCTTATATGGAATAGCCCATCTAGCACGAACTTCCATCTCACAATTTAATTCTTCATTTTTAGATTTTCCTTCAATTGTGATATATGCAATACCATCTTCTACAACCTTTTTTACTACTAAATCATCGGCATTAATCCCATGCACATCATACACAAGAATCGCTTTGTCATCTTTCACAATTTCCTGCCAATGTCTTGTACTAAAATTATGCTTTTCTTTTTCTTGTTTAATAGAAACAACCGAATACGGCTTGTCAAAGAAAAAAGTCCTCATAATGTTATTTGTGATTCTGTCAATTTCATCAAAAGCCCTAAAAGAATAAAATCCTTTTTCTAACATATAAAACATACCTCCTAA